TTGCGTAAATTAAAAGTAAATTTTGTATCTTTTTTGTAGTCATCTGTGCCAAGATTAAAGTTAATAGTCTTGGTTACGTCTGTGATTGTGTGCTGAATATGTCTGCGTACAGGCTGACCGCCCCTGACTGCACTCCAACCATTGGAAAATCTGTCTGTATTAATATTTTTGTAATAATAAAATCCAGGTATGTTTATAGTTTTACTACTGTTTGTGTCTGTACTAAACAGTGTGTAGTTGTAACGCTGTCCGCCAAGTCCAAAATCAAAACTTAATCCTGGTGTATTTCCGTAGTCAACGTAGCGTGGATTAAATCCTAATGCATCGTCGAACTTACTACTGCTATTGCTTCCGTAGTTGAAAATATAATCTCCGGCAAAATCGCTGTCGGGATATTTCACACCATCATCCAATAGTGTAAGTTCAGCATCATAAAGTCTAACACGCAATCCTGCACTACGGTGCATTTTTTGCTGTCCGTATACCCACCCTACGTTATTCCAATACCATTCACTACCGCTGTAAGGTTTACTAGTTTCGCCATCGTCCCAGTCGGAAGTGTTGTATCCAGACAGTACAGTGACTTTGTCAAACTTGTTTAATGGAACACTACTATCTCCAAACTTTTCAGTTAGTGTTATACTAGTACCAACACCGTCTACACGGAAGATTTTATTTGTATATGCTACATTTGTTGTACGCAAAAATAAAATATAGTCACCGTCTTCTAAATTTTCATCATTTATCTGATTCCAGTATATTTTGTTTTCGTAGTAAGTAGGATCGTATCCTTGACCATGACTTTGTATACATTCATAATATGTTTTGTAGCCACCTTTGTCAACTATGACTTTTTGTCCTTGGGAGAAACCTATATTGGTCCACGGATTTGTAATGCCAGCCGAGTTATGACTGTACATACTTTGTCCTACAATGTCAATTGCTGGATCAATAGCAGCTTCGATTAAATGATTGATGTATACAATATGTTTTTTACCAAACGCATATTTTTCTATACCATCTTTGTATTCAATAATAGGCCTCACGCCTCTGAAATTATCAGCTAGATACTTGCCGCCATCTAAATTTTCAAAGTCAATAACTGATTGTGCAGCCGTTTCATGTATCCATAGATTACTTCTAGCCCATGCACTTTGATCTGCACTGTAGCGTTTTTCCACCACATAGTCTCTGGTGGTCATTCTCCACTCTCTAATATCATAGGGTTTGAAGTCAAAGCTAGATGTGTCTTCGTCGAACCCAGATGGTTCTTGACTACTGTAAACAGTGTGGTTTACCCAATCTCTGGTACTGTACGTACCTTCTATTTGTCCACTTGTGAATTGCTTTGTAAGTCTAATTTTACCTTCGTCGCCTACTCCATCTACGATGTGTATGTCGCCAACTGAATAGTTTCCGCTACTACTAAATGCACAGAAAACATGTACTTCAATTTCGTCATTTAATGCAGGAGCTGTAGCAAAAGTAATTTGATTACCTGTTCTACTGTACTGTGTGTTATCTTGCAATTGATTATTGAGATAAACTTTAACAGTCGGCGCCGTGGAATATGCAGGATCAAATGTGAATAATGTTAATCCCACAGTGTCTTGTAACATTCTATCAACTGTAGTAGGCATAAAGCGAATACGCATACCGTTCATTAGACTCAATGTATTGTTTGTACTCAGTGTTGGTGTGGTATATTCTAACCCCTTGACAAGATCATCAATATCAATCATATCAGTCATAGTAGGCATAATATTACACGGCGGTAGTATATCCACTAACCAAAAGTATTTTTGATAGTTAATGAACATATCATAGTTAATGGGCATGTCCAGTGTGTAGCCTTGTTCATTGAACAGTTTGTTTTGTTGGTTAATATCTACTTCATTGAACTTGAGTGTATTGATTAAATCGTCATATGAAAGTGCTTGTGTGATGTTGTTCTGTGCATCTCTGTTTGTAATACCCGGAACAAACTGATAGTTGTCACTGTCTCTATTGTCGACGATGTAGTTATCTGTTGCTGTGCGTTTGTTATATCTCTGACCGAGATAGTTATTGATAGCAACCAAACTACCACTACTCATTAGTTGTTCTAGTGTAACGTCTAAAAATTGTTTATTAACAGTTGATTGAAAAATGTTTGGTAAGAAATTTACAATATTTCTGGTACCTACATGTTCACCACTAGCACCTGGTCTAGTTATTAACGGTGCCTTAACTGGCTTGGACGTTTTTTCATTCATGAGATGCTTACTCCGCTATTACTCGCTATTGTTGTTGGATTCGAAATTGTAGTATTACTTACAACAATATTACTTGAGTTCAAAACCGGTAAGAACATTTCGTCGCTGTCTGCATCTATCTCAAACAAATCTGAATTACTCATATGATCACTTACCGGACTAATTGTTATTTGACTTATTTGACCAATCATGCTATTATGAATAAATGCAGCCATTTCAGTAAAGTAAAACTCTTCACCAAAGTCCCAGTTATCAATACTAAAGTAACGTTGAATCAATGTGATTACTTGGCTTTTAATTTCTGTGTCGCTCATACTGCTATTAGCAGTTTTTGTAATATTAAATCTAGCTTGTAGTTCACTGCTAGCTAGATCTCCGAACAGTATTTTGTACTTTACTGGTCTATAAATTACTTGGTCGCTTATGCTCTTTTTACTATCTAAACTACCAAACATTGTGTTTAGTTCATTGACTGTTGGTGTATCAGGTTTAGTTTGGCTTCTGCCATCATACAATGCCCAACTTCTATAAGCACTATCATAACTTTGTAAAAGTACATAAGTGTCAATGATATTTGTTGTTGCAGGATCAATTACTTGATTAACATCTGCAATTCTACGATACTGTGTTCTTAGATCAGCTCTACCATTTACTAGTGTTGTTCCTGTTGGATCATACACTGTGTAATCATGATCATATTCTGTCTTAGTACCTAATTTAATAGTATCAGTTTTAATAATCTTTTGGAAGGCTTCTGGATTGTTAGGATATCCGTCATTGTCCGGATCAGCTAGTGTTACTTTTATCTTGTGCGGGTCTGTGTACCCGTCACTGTAAGTGTAGTATCCAAACGCATTCAATTTGTAATTTTTGCCCAGAGGTAGTTTACTAGTACTGCTCTCGGTGTTTATATCTAGTACTGTGACACTGTCGTGTAGCGGTTTAAGAGTCTCACTACTAAACGTTTCACCAAAGTTAAGATTGTTAAATCTAATAGTTTTGTCACTGCCGAACACATAGCGTCCTTTACGAGTTAGTAACTCCCAGTGATCTCCGTTGTAATTGAATCTGATAACCCAACTCTGGTCTCTTCCTGTACTAGTAGCATCTCCTTCGTACAGTCTACTCCACAAGTTAACTGCATTAGATGTTACATTGTTACTGGGTAAATCCGCAGTTTGAATTATCATCCATTCTTGACTACTAGGATTGTAACGTAATCCAAAACTGTTTTTATTTTTAATTTTATCAACTACCGATGTTTTAGTACCGTCAGTGAGATCATCTGTCCAACTTGGAACAATCCTGTGTATTCTTGCACCACTAGGAACAATAGTATTAATTACCACTGAACCTCTGCCGCTTTGGTCAACACCTTGCGGCTTGCCAGTTGAATCATCTCTGCCTAATCCATCTTTGTATAATGCACTTACTCTAGCCCATTGGGTACTGGCGCTATTTGTTTCTACTGTAGCTAATGCGCCGCTTCCGCCGCCGCCGCTGAGTGTAACACTACTGGCACTGTTATAACCACTTCCGCTATTTGTTACTGTAATACTAATAACTTGACCTAACTGTATATTAGCAACCGCAGTGGCTCCGCTACCTGCTCCATTAATCGTAACAGTCGGAGCACTTGTATATCCTGTGCCGCCATTGACAACGGTAATTGTGTCTACATAGTTTAGTTTATAAGGAGCTGTAATAAATTCAACAAGCCCGTTTACTTCTGCTTTGTGTAAACTGTTTGTAGCAGATTTCCCTAGTCTTTGAACAAACGCATTATATGTAATATACCCTGTACAAGTATTAGAACCTTTTGTTACTTGATTCCATCTAAACGTATCAATATCAGTACCGTCTGCATTGTAAAACTTTATACCTGCTGTGGTATCTGAATACTCTGTGGTGGGCGTATATGTGCCTTCGTAGTTGTGTCTATTGTAATAAAAATTCTTAAGCTCTGGGTTACTTAACTGTGGCAACAAGTACTTGTTAAATATCTGTACACCATTAAGTCCGCTGGAAGTAATACTACTACGAGTAGTTACATTATCTTCGTACAAATAACCATCATCTAAATAGTTTATAGCATCGCTATATGTTGCAGTTGGATCGTAGATATCACGGAACCTACTGTGTCCACTGTGTACTCTGTTTACACTTTTGATCTTGCGAATATTCTCACTTACTGTTACAGGAAAAATACTGTAATCATCTGCTGTGACCATTCTATCTTGTGTAGCAAAGAATCTACTAGCGTTTGCTTTAATACTAGCAATACTTTCTCTCGCACTAGCGTTGCTAACATTGCGTTTTAGTCTCAAACGTAATTTAGCTTGATGAGTGTTACCATCGACGCCGATATAATTAAAGTTCATTACTGTAGATCCAAAACTATCTGGATTCAAGCTGTATGTTAAATTAAGTCCTGTACGATACCAAACACGTACAATGCCACGTGGAATATTTCCAAAGTCGCCGTCAGCAAAAACAATACTGATTTGATCGTTTTCTCTACTAGCAATAGTGTAGATATCTCTGATCCCTTTTTGGCTTGCATTAAAGATTGCATTAAGTCCAAATAGTTTATCTACTCTAGTCCAGTTTCTCTGCACTTGTCCAATTTCGTCAATTGTTTGTACCCATACGTTTCCGTTTGCGATATTGCTTTCGTTGATATCAATCACCATATTGGGCAATCCTTCGTCGATCACAAAGTCTTGGTATTCTAGTGTGCCTTGTTTAAATCCTACAAAAAATCCAGTATTACTGGAACCAAAGCCACTGTTATCATTTTTGTATAATATATCAATCGCTCCATAAGGATCGGGATCTTTTTCAGTCAATGATGCAGTAGTATTATCATAAGAAACACTGTGTAGATTAAAACTTGTAGTTGATCCGTTTACTTTACTACTAAAAGTTTTATCACTTAAACTAGTGATACTGCGAGTTCTGTAAATCTCATTTGAGATACCGTTATCGATGAAACTACTAAAAGGTGATCCAAATTGGCTTGTACTTTGAAATACACTGTTCATAATAGTTAAGAAGTTTTGATATGTATCAGGGTCCGTGCTATCTTCAAACAATATAGTTGTATTAGAAAGATTATTACCGTCTACATCATAAATGGTTTCAGTTGTTGTAACACTATCTACTTTTAAGTATCCACTAGCAACAACATTTCTTGTAGGAGTGTAACCTAAAAAATCAGCAATACGCAAGGCGCTTTCTCTACGTTCTGCTGTACTTAGATAATTTTCTCTACTAGCAAGGTCTGCTCTAAATGCTAAGTTGTGACCCAGGAATGCCATAAGTTCAATTAAACTTACAAATTCACTTGAAGTAATCCAGTCATTGAAGTTTTCTGGATAATTGTTTGTTATATAATCGACCATGCTGTTACGTATGGTTTCGTAATCATACGCTTGAAAGTTGCTTTCGCTAAAACTTTCATAAACAACACTGAAGTCTTGTGCAGCAAATAAACTGCTCTGTCTTGCGCCTTGTGCCATTATGTTATCTCACTTGTGTATGTTAAATATAGTTCTTCAGCTAATCCAGTATCATCGTAAACAACACGTACTCGTATATCAAGTTGATGATCTGTTGGCTTACTTAGATTTACTTCACTAAAAATCCATCTCGGGTCGCTATCAATGATAGTTTGTACATCATCTCTTGCGGCCTGTTCTGTAATCTCGTCTAAAGGTTCAAAAACTAAATCTGGTAGTATTGATCCAAAATTTGGGTTCATAACTCTTTCGCCTTTACGTGTGTAAAAGTGATTCATTAAGTCGCGAACAGCTAAGTCCTTGTCTACAAGGACTGTATTAATGTCTGTTCTATCAATTGTGCTATAT